AATTAAAATTAATTAAATAAAGNCCAAAGGAAATATAATGAATAGAAAATATAAGCTGCAAAGCAGCTTATATATAACTATCTTTATAGTGTTTCTCTTTCTGCTTGTAGTTCTAGCTTGTTTTGCTCTAAATCCAAGCTCTCATCAACAACACCCCTTCGCTTAAGTTCTTTCATATAGTAGTCATGCGAGATATCTTCATTCAGTCTTGCTTTCGTTAAGTTATCTAGCTCAACTTGACTTGCTGTAATTCCAAAATCTTTGTTTATTTTTACAGAAACAATAAGGTCTTTTTCATAGTAGTAATTGCCGACAATCTTAAATGCTTTTTCAAAACCTGCGCTGAGCGTATTAGCTATAGAAGTTAAAGATGAATTAGCAACATCTGCATCTAAAGCCCTGCCTGTTGCTGTTTCGTTTTGTTTAGTAGTGACCAACTCTAAACCCAGAACTTCCATCAATTGCTTGGTCTTTTCTATCTCTTCTTGGGCTTTTTCGACCCCGTTGCAACTAGGCTCTTCATAGCTTAAGTCTGCTCCCTTTGGCAAAGCCACAGCATTACCAACTCCAACTTTTATCGTTGGATTTTTGGGACTATCACTTAAGCCCGTCACTTTTAAAATCGGATGCTGAGCAATGTGAATAATGTTCTCAAGTGAAGAAGACTTAATCCAGTGCGATACGTTTACTTCAGCAAGAGCGAGAAGCGGAGAGTCATCAAACAGCTCACCCGCGATGTGACCGCTCGCAAGTACTGGCACGTAAGGGATAGCGTCAATATTGAGAACAACCCAGTCCTGAATCCGCACAAACTTACCATCAACTTTCTTGTGTAGCGTCCACGACACCTTTCCGTCTGATTTTTTAAACTCGCGCACAACTTCAACAAGCTCTGTGTCGTAGCTGTCCTCGACATCTTCTTCATGAATCTCTAGAAGTCGAAGATTAACGAGTTCTTTGCCCTTAAACTTGCCACCCAGCACGTTTTCTGGCGAAACCCAGTAGATGTAACCCGAATTATTTCTATCCTGCTCAGCATCACACATAAAGCCACCGCACCCTTTTTCAATCACATCCTTGGCTGCTTTGGACAAAATGTGTTGCGGCAATGCGCCAGCGCCATCAATACTCTTCAGAAAAGCTTGTATCTCTTTCTTTTTGTTCTCTGTTTCAATAACAACAGTTTTCTTAAAGAGCTTGCCGAGATAGTTCTGAGTAGCTCTTTTTACTGCGTTAAATAGAACTGCACGCTTTAATCGATTTTTGTACGGGTCTACTAGCTTCTTGACTTTGTTTTCTGGATTTTCGTAATAAAATGCCTCTTCCGCAGGTTCTCTGGGTAAATACTTTTCACCTGCCAGCCTCATCGATTTTGTACCGCCAAGCAGATCTCTTATTATCTGATGCTCAGCATAGTGAGCCGCCGATTTGCGGTCTCTTTCGTTTACTTTTGTCATGTAGTAACTTCTTATTATTTTTATAATTAAGTGCTTCAGAACAGTGTTCCTGAGCATTTTTTGTTTTTAAATTTTAAAATCGCTAAGAACAGTGTTCTTAGAGCGCGAAGGCTGTTTTCTTCTTATCTAGCACTCTGTACTTAACAGCATCATAAAGATGGTCGTTCACGCCTTTTTTAACAGCATCTAGCTGAACTGGATCCCTCTCAAGTCGTGGCATGTACTTAATTGTGTGCGGACATAGAGTCGTAAAGTAGATTTGCGGAGTTTCAATTTTCTCACGCATCTTGCTATCAATGTTTTCTAGCTCACCGTTACGTTTTAGCTCATGAAATTCTTTCGTTGAAGACAAGTAATCAAAGAGAAGAACAGCGCCCGTACCTCTTGAGTAAGGATTTTTATCTGACAGAGTAAAATCAATACCTTCTTCCTCAAAAATCTCACCACGACATCTTGATTCGCTATCGTTAGCCTCTTTCCCTTGCCAAATCTGATTATCTGCGGGTCCAGCATGAATATAGTCATGCTCTTTTAACCACGTTGCTTTTAGTGACTCTTCAAATTCTTTAGCACGTCTTGCACAGTTCCTTGTTGATAAGTAAAGACCTTTGTTGTCGTGGGTTTTCCCATGCTCATCGATATACACGCCATAATTCTCAGCAAGAAATATTAGCGAACCAGCAGGTGGGCAAAACTCAGTTCCATCTTGTAAAATTGCGGGGGTAAAACCGTCAGCTTCTGCAACAACTAAATGTGCAAATGGTGTACTTGAACCCCAGTCAAAACATCTGTCAACGTACCACTCCTCAGGTACTACAAAAGGCTCTATGACATGCGTTTCTTCTTCCCAGACTGGAGCAAAATACGTATTAGCTGAACGCATTGCAGCTTCCCAATCACCTTCAAGCCACGCCGCCCTTTTTTGTGGATCTTTAATGTCTTCTAAGTCTTGTATGTACTCTTCGTTAATAAAAAGATTCTCGTAAACACTCCCAAAAACAGCAGTCAGCCAAGGCTTGCCGTTTTTCTTATTGAACTCAATTTCACCTGGTGCTTTGTCCTTAATGAACCTCTCGTACACCCAGTACGCTCCTGCGCCCCAAGGGTTCGTTGCAGCCCTAATTTGCAGCGGTGGCATGTTTGGCTGGCGAGCTGTGGGTTGAAAAGATGTACGCAGAAGCGACTTAAAAGATTCGTACAGAAAAGCAGTCGGAAATACTGCTAACTCATCCCATGCGATAAACTGAAACTCCTTGCCATGCCATCCGTCATAATCCTCATCTCTTTTTACATAGATAAACTGAAGTGTTTCACCATCAGCAAAAGTCCATTTGTTTTCCGCCCCGCCAACAAATTTTGCGTCAGGAAAAACCTTGGGAATGATGGTTTTTGACTTCTTAACCAGATCTGAAAGATTCTTAAATTCTCGACGAATGATGATGCCGTTCCACTCTGTTCCCCAACCTTTATCTACGTGCTGTAGGAAGTCAGCAATAAGGAGTTCAGACTTACCGATGCCACGCCCACCGTGATATAAAACCTCGCGTATCAGGGTCGCTAACTGCCCCATCATCAAGAAAATTTCTTGAGAACCTGGAAGCGGAAACCAAGCCGCTCCTGACGCTTTCTTCTCTTCTTTAAATGCTTCTACATCAAACGCCTTGCTCTTACTTGCTTTCTTCTTTTCTTTGCGCTCAACTCTTTCTACAGCACGCCTTTCGGCTCTTGTTTTTGTTGTTGCTGTTGTAGGCATAGTTAAAACCTAAATTTTCTTAATTGTTGTAAATCATTATTATTGTTTTCAAACATCATGTTACGATGCTGATCTATAACTAGCGCTCCAAGTAATGTGTACCGCTCTAGCTGTTGTGGTTCACTTCGAGCGGGATCTAACACATAGAATCCATCCCAGTAAACGCAGTGATAGCCGCCACCTGCTTGCACGTTAATAACCGCTCTACGACCTCGTAGGTACTGCTTTAACTGCATCTCTGACCAAGCGTATCGCTTGTTGAAATCGGGAGCTTCAGTTGCCCTCAAATAAGCATCTGTAATGAGATAAATTGAAGGCAAGCCACGCTCCAGCAAGTAAATCGAAGCTTCTTCTAGCAACACCCCAGCTTTGCTATCAAAGACCTTCGCAACGTTCTCGTAGTTGTTGTTTGTTGCCATAGCGAGTGAGCAGATGCCACAGTCCGTGTGGTTTCTTTGTCTAATTATCATCTTCTATCTCGCTTACTTTCTGTTTAACGAAAGCTTGAGATGCTGCTTGCTGTGCAGCTAATTGAGCGTAGAAATCCGCTGGATTTGCTGCTGCAACTGGGACGTGTAGGACACCAGTATTTTCGCCAACTTTTGCTAATTGTTCATTGAGCGCAATACGTGCGAGTTCTGCTTCGATGACTTTCTCGTTCCACTGTTTTGGATATCTGCATTTCAAAAAGTAAATCATTGCAGAAACTGAGCCGCCCATCGCTGCCTGCATCAGCTTATTGGCAACATTGCTATGAGCAGATGCACGACCTTTTTCTATCGCATCTTCGAATTCTTTGTTGTCTTTCTTTTTCTTTCTGAGTGTTTCGTAAGAGATACCAAGCTTGACTGCGATTTCTCGTTGCGATAATCCGCTCTCAGCTATTTTCTCAACCATCTTTAGATCGGGTGGTGTCCAAGGTTTTCGTCCTGCCATTACTGCTCCTTTGTTTTTTTAGTTTTTGTTGGAACAGTGTTCTCCGTAGCTTTTTGCTTTTTCTTTTCCGCTCGTTCTTTTGCTTTTTTAGCTTTTAGTCGCTCAGCTCGTCTTGCTTCTTTTGCTAGCTCTTCTTCATGCTGTGTTTTACCGTGAGCAATCCACCACTCACCAATGGCGATAGCATCCCCCTTGTTGTCGTTGAGATTTCCAGAGCGAGTTTTAGGAAGGATTTTAGGATAGCGGGAGTGCATCTCAATTGCTGGCTCTAGCTTGTCTTTGCCAAAGCCCATGTCTTTTTTCCATTTGCTTGGTGCGACTGTATGAACATCAAGACCTGCTTGCTCTGCTGCTAGTAGTAAGCACCCATAACTTCTGCCCAGGCTGAATGCTGTTACAGGAGTATCTATTCTGCCGCCTTTTTTATTTGAGCTTCTGTTCTGCGCCCATAGCTGCTCACATACAAAGGTGGCATTTGGAAAGTTAGAGAGAAGTAAAACTGTGCGGTGAAAATCAATGATGGTTTTTGCGTTAATGTCTTTTGTCTTTTTTATATTAACGCAGTCAATTAACTTATTGTTTTCAAAAATAGCGAAGGCACCAGATATGCCAGGATCGCAAGATATTAAGTACATTTAACACTGTCCTTTTTATAAGGATTCTTTTAATTATTAAATGTCATTTTAATTAAATTTATAATTATAATCAATTTATATTATTTAAAGATACACCTATCCTAGATAGAAATAAAAAAAGCCCCGACGGGGCTTTTGGCTCTACTTTGCTTAGTCATTTATATATTCCCATAGGTCGTAACGCTCTATATATCTANTGACATCTTCTATCTCTACTTCTTCTAGCTCTCTAAATACATTAATTGTTGCCTGGACGTCATTTAAGTAAAGCAGCTCACCGTTCTCTAGAGTTCTGCATTCCTCAAAGAATTCATCGTACTCTGATTCGTTTTTAAAAACTCTGTAAGCAACGAGCTTGTTATCGTTCGACCAAAATTCTTCTTCTACATGCGACTCAGCTAGAATCACAACTTCCTCGCTGCCGATAACTTTATATAGCTCAAGCGAAACAGTGTTGTAGTAAAATGTGTGAGTTATGCTACTGCCATCCTGCTCCAGCTTTCTGTCTATTAAAAATTCGATTAGTTTTTCCATTTTTTAAATTCTCTTTTTATTATAGTTTTAGGTTTAATTGTTTTTATGTGTTTTCTCACATTGCATTTCTATTAGTGCATAACTTTTTCATTATGCTTCTTTTCTAAGTATTCATCAGTTTTGTTGAGCAAGTACTTTTTAAAAGCTATGTTTATTTTTTTCTCTTTCATGTACTCATTAAAGTCATGCATGATTTTTGGTGCGTGCCTGCTTAACCCACCCATCAAGAGCCTGTCCGTATTTTTAGGACAGCTAAATGGCTCTCTGTAGTCATCTCTCACTGCATTCACAGAAGCAACAGCTAATGTCTCACCAGTTTTTAATGACCTTACTTTTATATCTATATTTCTGTTCGAACCGCCCCACGCATGAACCTTTCCGACTTTCATCTCTACTTTAAACTTGTCGTCAAAAGTACTAGTTAATGCTTCAACTCTATCTAGCTGAGCTTGCTGTTGCGCTTGTAAATCTGCTTGTTGCTTGTAAAGTAAATCTATTGCTTCGTAAATCATTTTCAAAACCTTTTTGTTATTATTATTTTATTTCTTCAGTT